TGGACAGGTTAGCGCCGCTCAGGTTAGCCCCGCTCAGGTTAGCGCCTGTCAAGTCAGCCCCGCTCAGGTTAGCGCCGGACAGGTTAGCGCCGGACAGGTTAGCCTCGTACAGGTCAGCCCCGCTCAGGTTAGCACCGCTCAGGTAAGCCTTGGACAGGTTAGCGCCTGTCAAGTCAGCCCCGCTCAGGTTAGCGCCTGTCAAGTCAGCCCCGCTCAGGTTAGCGCCTGTCAAGTCAGCCCCGCTCAGGTTAGCGCCTGTCAAGTCAGCCCCGCTCAGGTTAGCGCCGCTCAGGTTAGCCCCGCTCAGGTTAGCGCCTTGTTGAATGAGCGCGACGATAAGCGCTGTTCGAAGACGGGAAAAGTTATAGGGCATTTGCGTTCTCCTTATTCCTGCTGCATGTTGACCGGGTCTTTGTATTCGGTCAACATGAATTTTCTAATTTTCGAGAGATAGGTAGAGAGCTATATCTACCGGGACAGGCTCCTGCAATTCGTTATAGCTCTGTTTGGTTTTCGACAGTTTCAGCTTGTTGCCTTGAACGTATCTCCCGATCTTCATTTCCCGCCACCCCAAGGTTTCCTTCATCTCTTGGATATTAGGGGCACGTCCAAGCTGCATCTGCAAAGCTTGGTAAGCGCGCCACACCATAAATTTCCTGGCTTCAATCTCGGGGGTCATAATTTTTTAGACCCCTTTCGGCTCGAATACTTTCACAAACCCAAGAGAACGTGAACCATAAGTCTTCGTTACATACATTTGCTGGTCTTCTGACAACGGCGGAAGATCCTTCGTTGTCATGTGGAAACGATCTCCGTTGAAGTTGTGAACCTCCGACGGTTTGAAACCAACAGAGTGCAGGAACTTCGCCTTGGCGCGGTCGGCCGCTGTAGTATTGTGCTTCCCTGCGGTAGCGGGGGGCTTCCCTCGTCCAGCCTTCTTGGCGGACGTGATCGGTTTCGCCTTCTGTGTCTTAGCCATGATTATTTCTCCTTAATCGGCTTACCAAAACTCCTAGATTTGCTCTATCAAGTCAACAAGAATTTTGGTGCAAAAGGAGCAGCGCAATAGCGTCTGCGGCGTTATCGTCGTTTGGGGCAAACCCTCGGTCACGGACAGCAACAACGACTTCCTCCTTCGAGGCGTTTCCCCTCCCCGTGATGTACTTTTTGATCGTACCCACGCCATAAGAGTGATAAGGGATTTTGTTATCTTCACAGAATGCCGTCAAGATCCCCAAGAGCCCGCCATAAACGTGAGCCGCTGCTGTAGCAGTGTGTCGATGGACTTCCTCGAACACGACTTCCGTGAAATGGTGCTCCAAGTAGGCCGTTTGTAACCACCGCTGAAAGTGCAGAAAACGGTAGCCGCCCCCAGTGAAGCGGCTATCGCGGTGAACGACGGTTCCATAAATAATGGGGTTCGTTGAAAGCGCGAACCCTGTTTTTGTCCCCAAATCAAGTGCTAGAATCATTGGTTTCAAACTGCTTCAGGTATTCCGTAAGATCAGCATAATTGATCAGGTCAATCAAGCTGTCCTTGTGATTTGGGTTCAGGTCATCCCGCACCAACTTCAACCCAGCCATACACCGTGCCACTTTGGTAGGGGTGACGTTATGATTCAGGACGCCGGACCAGACCTTGGCGATACGAGCGAAAGAATACCTGGCGTCTCCGTAGACCTGATCGCGGTCTACCTGGATCGCTTTCGCCTTCTTGGAAGGCGTGAAGTCTTCCAGGTTTTCTTTGGTAAGCACCGGTTCTGACCATTCCGATACTAGATCATACCCATGGGGGGCTGGACGGTGGATATTCCCATCCCTGAAGCAGCAATACCATTCTCCCTCCCTTCTCTTCGAAAACAAAGTCCCATAATAGGCATCGTCAGACTCCCCGGTTATCTTTACTTTTTTACCTTCTCGGGTTCGATAAACCCCACCAACCTTGATATCCATAACACGCCTCCTTGTTTAAGGTAGCAGCACCCTATCGCAAACCGAAGAGTGGTGCAAGAAATATGTTGACGGCGGTCAACAAGGCGGTTAGGGTGGCGACAGGTTTTCAGAAGGAGCAAAACCATGATCGAGATGAGCAAGAAGTATCGCACTGTCAGCGGCGAGGATGTGGAGTTGATCGCTACGACAGGGCGAGGAGAGTTTCCGGTTAAGGGCTATGTCGGTAAAGACGACTTTATTTCTGCGTGGGACATTAACGGGAGATTTTGCGGCATCGGACCAGGGGATAAGTTCGACTTGGTAGAAGTAAAAACTGAAGTCACTTTGTGGGCGAATCTTTATTTAGGCGACCGTCAGGACATTATTGGTTGGGTATATCACACAGAAGAAGGAGCAAATTATGGTGGAGGTAAAGACCGAATCGCCTGCGTACAAATCACTGTCCCTGAAGGAACTTTTGACTGATGCGAGTATTCTACGAATTCGATACACTGCTTGTGGGTGAATCGCGCCTCTATCTAGGGGCTGACTCCAACAAGCTGAAATCCGCCGCCAGCATTGCTGGTAAACGTTATGGCCGTGTTTTCCGCACCAAAAAGGTGGAACATGGTGTGGAAGTTTGGAGGGAAAAATGAAAGAAGAATTCTCCCCTAGCAGGTACCCCTACACTTATGCTTGTGATTATATCAGACTCGCCATTCGATCCGACGAGGACGGTACTTGCCGACTTTCACGATCTGACGCGTCCGCTCTTATTCGTTTGATTTCCGAAAGTATAGGGAGTGCTCCTGAACATACTGCCCGGCTTTTAGCGGCTAGTTATTGCCTTGAGGCCGGAATCACTATCCCCGAAGAATCCGTAGGAGATTTTTAAATGAAAGAAACAGCAGAACTTGTCGTTATGTGGCTCTTTATTGCGGGAGGATTCGTTACCCTGGGGTTTATGTGTGTTTTAGTGTATGCGGCGGCAAAAGAAATCTTGAAGGATTGACGCTATGTCTTCGGATAAGTCGAGGTTCCGGGCCCTTCTTGGTCCTTTTATAGTTGTTCCTGTTGTGTTAGTGGCTTTTCCTTTAATGATTATCTTAACTGGGCTGGCTGTTAGATATGTAAAAGACGTTAATAAAGAAGAATGGATCAGAGACGGAACTTGGCATTGGTACAAGTGCGCCTACTATAATGGCAGTTTGAATTGTGTTCTTCAGGAAGAAGGAAGAAGCTAATGACGCTTGATGAGATTCGCCAGCTTATGGCTTATGGCCAAGGCTGCATGAATGAAGACCAGTATCACGATGCAGTGAAGTCGTTGCTTCAGTGCTACGACAATGCCGAGGTTAATATTTCCGCGTTGGAAATGGCGCTAGAATCGTACATGAAGATGTTTAACTCCGCATACGAGAAAGTGGTGGAACTTACGAAGTGGAAGATGGAGCACCTTAACAAATCTTCTTCCAAGGAGGCTATTGACATCGCTGTTCGTATCGGGATGGACAAAACTTTTCGGGAGATTGCCGCCGCCGTCAAGGTGGCTCGGGATTCCTGTATGGTCGATCATCTTCCGACCAAGGAGGCAATTGACGTCATCGTTTCGTCTATCGAGTCGACCCATCAGGAGCAATGCCCGCAGGAGACGGTCAATTGATCAAAAACGTACCGACAGGGAATGAAGGCTACTGGCTGGCCTTTGGTTGGGTTATCGTCGGTGAATGGGAAGCCCCTGGTGGGTCTACCTATTATCGGATGAGGAGCCCTTACGACTGGGATGAAGAGGAGGAAGAAGAATATGACTTGGAAGCCGACTTCTGTGCCCCTTCTAGGTGGTGATAAGGAGATCAACAAGGATGTGTTTCAAAGACAAAACTTTTTGCGTGGCCGAGTGCGGCAACATTATCTGTGACCGACTTCTAACAGAAGAGGTTGTGAAGGCGGCGGAAGTGTGGTGGGGCAAGCCTGGAGCGCCAATCTGTATGGAAGACTTGAGCCCGTACTGCGCGGAATTTGTGGAGAAGAAGAATGACTGACTTGGACCAGTATCTGGAAGTAGGAACCCTCTTGATCATATAGACAGGTTGTTACTCTGATTTTAACTACCACGGACCTGTAGTTATTAAAAAGAGATTTCTGAAAAGGGAAGTAGCCGAAAAATTCGCAGAGGAAGAGAGGGAATATTATCCCGAAGAGCAGTGTTTCTATGACCCAGAGCCCAGTAAGTTCCTCCCTTGGCTGATCAGAAACGGGTACGTTGAGGCGGTCGACGTCCTCCATTCTTGGCATGTTGGTAGCTACAACACGTTTGAACCTTAAGGAGAGAACGATGACACGGATTAACGTTGTACCGCCTTCCGAGCTATGCGATAAACACCTTCTGGCGGAATATCGGGAACTTCCGCGAGTGTTTACCTTGGTTCGGAAGGCGGTGGAGAAAGGAAAGATAGTTGACGACTTCGATATTCCAAAGGAGTATGTTCTTGGGAAAGGGCATGTGACTTTCTTCTATGACAAATTGTATTATTTGCTTCGCCGCCACAACTATCTCGTAGATGAATGCCTTTCAAGGGGGTTTTCTGTTTCTGACATGAACCATGAGACATCCCAAGATTTGCCGGAACAGTGGTGGAATGGTTATCACCCAACACCAGGAGCACTCGCGCTCAATCGTCAACGGATTGCTGAACGATTGAAAACCAGGAAGAATGTGAAATGGACGGAGAAGAAAAATGACTGAGTATCATGTTTATTTTGAAGAATATCCGGAGGATGGGGAAACTATAGAGGCTAAAACTTCGCTAGATGCTGTCCAAGAATATTTGGAACTCTGTGATAGAGATTCTCGTTTTGTAGATGGGTACCCACAAGGAGAGGTTATTTGCGTTATTGGTCCCCTAACTAACCCTGACGACCCCCTTAAGTTTTTCGCATATACCGAGTTTGAGCCAGTTTTTTACTTTGAAAAGGGCTAAAGAGTGGATTGGGCTTCTTATTTCATGGACTTCGCCAAGCACGCCGCTACGAAGTCCAAGGACACGACGAAGGTCGGGGCTATCCTGGTAGGTACTGACGGAGAGGTCCGTTTGACCGCGTTTAACGGTGTTCCTCGTGGTGTGGATGACGTTCTAACAAGATATGATCGGCCTCAGAAGTATATGTGGTGCCAGCACGCTGAGAGGAACCTGATCAGCTTCGCCGCACGATATGGCATCGCTACTGACGGGTGTAGGGTCTATTGTACTCACTTTCCTTGCAGCCAATGTGCTGGTGCTCTTGTGCAGGCAGGTATTAAGGTGGTATGTGTAGGTGACGGTGTGACAAATATGCCGGAGGAGGAATTCAAGGTGGCTGAGATCATGTTTGACGAGGCCGGTGTTAACGTATGGAGGATGAAATGAAAGGGGTACCTAACCACAGAATGGAAAATCAGAGTCCCTAGCGGAAATACCGTATATGTTCGGACTGACACAAACGGCTCTTTTTTCTGGGATTCTAGTTATTATACCGGTTTCACAGAAGAGGATATTAAGTTTGTCGGGGAAAAACTTATAGAGATAGCTTCTGTTAAGGGTAACAATCAATCAGTTATTCCGGATTTTGAGGTGAAGTAATGAATAACCAGATAGCAGCCTTGTTTGTCAAGAAGGGGGGAAACTACTACGACCCTGACTTGACAAATATTGATCCTTGGGATGAAACAAGGGACGCCAGGAAGTACAATGGGCCTTGGCCTGTTATCGCACACCCGCCTTGTCAGCGATGGGGTAAATTTTGGGCCGGTCAGCCTTTGTTCATAAAGAGAACAGGTATACGGAAGATAAAAGGTGATGATAACGGGTGCTTCTCGTTCGCTCTGGAAAGTGTAAGAAAATACGGAGGGGTTTTGGAGCACCCATGGCAATCTCATGCTTGGCCTCATTTCAGGCTTATTGTACCTCCTCGTTCTGGAGGATGGGTAGAAGCAGGTGATGGGGTAGGGTACACCTGTTGTGTCGAGCAAGGGAGGTATGGGCATTATGCACGAAAACCTACTCTCTTGTACGCAGTAAGATGTATTCTACCTGAATTGGAATGGGGAGTAGGCGATAGGCGCTTAGATCCTGATGTAGTAGCTAGGATGGGACTGGAAAGGGCTAAGCGCCTCGGAGAGGTTGGGGCTAAGGGAGGTGGAAAAGATAGTGATGCTCGGATTTCCACACCTAAACAATTCAGAGATGTTCTGATCAGTATGGCCTTGTCCGTCTACACCAAGGAGCGTACTAATGGTTAAGTATGTAAAATCTTCAGTATCGCTGATTGACTATTTCGGGTCAGACCTAAGTGTCGTAAACGCCGCTCGTGTGTCTTTCGCAAAGGAAAGTCACGAACTATCAGAGCAAGATGAGAAGTTGATCCACTATCTAGCGAAACATAAGCACAAGAGCCCCTTTAATCATGCCTTCCTTTCTTTTCGTGTGAAGGCGCCTATCTTTGTTGCTCGCCAATTGGTGAAGCACGAGTATCTTACTTGGAACGAGGAATCTCGCCGGTACGTAGACGATGAGCCTGAATTTTACGACTTCACAGAATGGAGAGGACGTTCGAGAGATAAAAAGCAAGGTAGTAGAGGTCGAATTCTTCAAAGGGATGAAGATGTTATGCGACATATTTACAACAAAATTTGTGACGAAACGTTAAGTGTTTATAAGAGGATGTTGCAATACGATGTTGCCCCGGAACAAGCCCGTGCTGTTCTGCCGCTTTCGACAATGACAGAATGGATCTGGTCTGGTAGCCTTGGCGCTTTCGCGAAGATGCTGAACTTGCGTCTGTCTCATGATAGCCAGAAGGAGACCCAGGAAGTTGCCCGCCTGATTAAGGAGCTACTTGAACCTTTGTTTCCTATCTCGCTGAAGGCGCTTACTGAGCATCCCATCCTCTGATATAATAAGCGCCTTTTCCGATCAGGAGTTATCATGGATATTTACCAAGAGTTCATCCACCAGAGCCGGTACGCCCGTTACCTGGATGATAAGGGCCGTCGCGAAACGTGGTCCGAAACGGTGGATCGGTATGTAAACTATCTGCGTAGCAAGGTTAGCCTTGACGCCTCTGTCTTCGAGGAAATTCGGTCAGGCATTCTGAATATGGAAGTTATGCCCTCCATGAGGGCCCTCATGACTGCCGGCCCGGCACTCGATAAAGAAAATGTAGCTGGGTTCAACTGTGCCTATGTTGCGGTCAATCACGTTCGCGCTTTTGACGAAGCGATGTATATTCTCATGTGCGGCACGGGAGTTGGCTTCAGCGTTGAACGCCAGGAAATCGCGAAGCTGCCGGTGATCGCGGAAGAGTTTGAGAAGTCTCACACCATTATCGCTGTGGAGGATAGCCGGAAGGGGTGGGCTAAGGCGTTTCGTGAGCTTCTTGCTATGTTGTGGGCCGGGCAGGTTCCGTCTTGGGATGTCAGCAAGGTGCGCCCTGCTGGCGCACGGTTGAAGACGTTTGGTGGCCGTGCTTCTGGCCCCGGTCCGTTGGTGGACCTGTTTAACTTCTCAGTTAGCCTGTTCCAGAAGGCGGCGGGGCGTAAGCTAACCTCTATCGAGTGCCACGATCTTATGTGTAAGGTTGCTGAGGTCGTCGTGGCGGGAGGTGTTAGACGTAGCGCCATGATCTCACTTAGCAACCTGAGTGACGATCGTATGCGTGACGCAAAGTCCGGCATGTGGTGGGAAAGTGAGCCGCAGCGGGCACTTGCGAATAACAGCGCCGTGTACACTGAGAAGCCGGACATGAGCACCTTCATTGAGGAATGGACGGCGCTGTACAAAAGCAAGAGTGGGGAGCGTGGTATTTTTAATCGAGAGGCGTCTAAGAAGAAAGTCGCGGAAAACGAGCGTCGTGATCTGGGATACGACTTTGGGACAAACCCGTGCTGTGTTACGGGAGAAACGCTTGTTTTGACCGATAAGGGGCACATTCCTATCAAGGATTTGGTGGGTAAGAAGGTCAATGTATGGAATGGAGAGGAGTTTGCGGAAGTAGAGCCCTACCGCACTGGAGTGTGGCCTATTTACCGAGTAGAACTATCCGATGGAAACTATCTTAACTGCACAGCAAATCATAAATTCGTTACCCAAGATGGGTATCAGAGTTCACCTAAAATGACGATGACAAAAGATCTGCGGCTAGGGCAAAAGTTGGCTAAATTCCCTATGCCGGTCGTAGAGAGTGGTGTTGAGTATGAAGGTGACGCATATTCCCAGGGATTTTATTCTGGGGATGGTTCCGCTGGGTACGAAACCTCTTGGCTCTATGCGCCTAAGTATCCTTGTGAAAAAAGACTTATAGGTACGTTTGGTCCCGCAAGTAGTCTTTATTCTAGAAAATCTTGGCGTCACGGGTCTATGAGGCCAAAGAATTTTGTCCCCGTTGATGGTACATCGAAGTATTGCGTCGAATGGCTGGCTGGGCTTTTTGATGCGGATGGAACAGTAACTAGGGATATTAATGGCAATGGCATTCAGCTAGTGTCAATTGATGTTGACTTTCTAAACGATGTAAGGTTGATGCTATCGCGTCTTGGCGTGAGGGCCAAAGTCGTCCATGCGGCATCATCTGAATATAGGGTTATGCCGGACGGTCGAGGAGGGCATAAAGAATACCTGTGCAAAGAAACTAATAGGCTTCTTATCGGGAATACTGACGTGTATCATCTTCTTAACAATCTTGATCTGTCTTTCTCGCGCCTAGAGGTTCATAATAATCCTCCTCAGCGCGACGCTAGGCAGTTCGTTAAGATCACCGACATTATAGATACTGGTAGGCAGGAAGACACTTACTGCTTCACCGAACCGAAGACCAGTCGGGGAACGTTCAATGGTATCGTTACTGGGCAGAGCGAGATCATCCTTCGATCCGCTCAGTTCTGTAACCTTTCCGAGGTAGTCTGCCGTGAGGACGATACCCTCGAAGATCTAAAGCGTAAGATTCGTCTCGCTACCATTATCGGTACGATTCAGTCTACCTTCACTGATTTCAAGTATCTTCGTAAGACTTGGAAGGAAAATACCGAAGAGGAACGTCTTCTCGGTGTTAGCCTGACAGGTATTATGGACTGTAAGTTCTTGCGTGAGTGTGACGAATACTCCCTTAAGGAATTGAGAGACTACGCTATTGGCATAAATAAGTCTTATGCGATTGCGCTAGGCATTAATCCATCAACTGCTATTACCTGCGTAAAGCCCTCTGGTACCGTATCCGCTCTAACGAATAGCTCGTCAGGTATCCATGCTCGGCATAGCGCATATTACATCCGAACTGTACGTGGTGACGTAAAAGACCCGCTGAGTCGTTTTATGTCGGATAAAGGCGTCCCCTGCGAACCTTGCGTGGTTAAACCCGAGACTACGGTGGTATTTTCTTTCCCGCATAAGAGCCCAGAAGGCGCTATTACAAGGAACGATATGACGGCTGTTGAGCAATTGGAATTCTGGTTGAAATTTCAGCGTGGATGGTGTGAGCACAAACCTAGCGTCACTATCAGCGTCAGAGAGCATGAGTGGCTTGAAGTAGGCGCCTGGGTGTATAGGCATTTCGATGAAATGTCTGGTATTTCTTTCCTGCCGTATTCCGAGCATATTTATCAGCAGGCCCCATATCAGGAATGCAGTAAGGGAGAATATGAGGAGCTGGCAGCTAAAATGCCTAAGGATATTGACTGGACAGAAATGTCAGCGTATGAAAGTGGGGACAACACTAAAGGCTCGCAGACATACGCCTGCTCTGCGGGTGTTTGTGAGATTGTCGATTTGGTATGACCTAGGAATGTATCGTCCGTGCTACTTATTCCATAGATAGGTAGCGCGAACTTTATGTTAGTTAAATGACAGGAGAACGAAATGTTCACGGACGAAGAAATTATCGAAAACGCCATCCATCTTCATGGAGACATCCTTGACGATGAAGAATATTCTGATTCGGAGAAGAACGCCGCTGTGGTTGGCGTAAAAAGTTTTATGATTAGAATCGGCTTATATGAACCTTTAGTTGAAGCTCTTGAAGCTCTCGGAACCTATGGGGCCGCTGAAGACTAATGAACCTCTTTCCATACCAACAAGAAGGTGCGACGTTCTTAGCGGAACGTCGCACCGCTTATTTGGCCGATGACCCTGGGTTGGGAAAGTCTGCCCAAGCCGTCACTGCTTGTCTTCAAGTTGGTGCAAAGTCGGTTCGGATCATTTGCCCCGCTTCTCTTCGCGAGAACTGGAAGCGAGAATTCGCTAAATTTGGGGGTGGACACATAAACCTGGACGTAATGTCTTATGAAGGCGCAACCAAGAAATTGAATGACCTGAAATGGGGTTCAGATAGAACGGACGTTCTTATAGTCGACGAAAGCCACTATCTTCAATCACGCAATGCCCTACGGACAAAAGCCGTACTTGATTCTTGGCGCAAGGTTTCTACATACACCTGGTTTCTTTCGGGGACACCAGCCCGTGCTAATCCTTCGCAGTTATACCCAGTCCTGAAAGCCGCTTTTCCTGATGCGATCAAGAACCGTGCCGGGCGTACTATGGATTTCTGGGCCTTCGTTAATCGGTTTTGTCATGTTACAAATAATGGGTTCGGTCAGCAAATTGGTGGCGGAAAGAACTTGGAAGAGTTGCGTCAGCGGATTTCCCCCTACTTCCTTCGCCGGAAGAAAGACGAGGTTCTGACTGATCTTCCTGAACTGCTTATCGGAACCGTGACAGTCGAGCCGTCTACGATTAGCAAAGTCCACAAACAGGCTGAAACGGAGTTTGAAGAGAAAATCCTGAAGGCGCTTGAGGAAGGTGGTATCGAGGCGTTAGCCGCATTGGGGCCTCATGTTTCTCAGTTGCGCCGGATTATCGGACTGGCAAAGGTCAAACCGACTTTCGACCTGATGATGGAAGAGTTAGCCTACACGAGCAAGATCGTAGTTTTTGGCTGGCATATCGACGTTCTGGACGGTTTAGCATCATTGCTGAAAAAAGAGGGAATTGAGTATTCTCGTGTTGACGGGAGCACCGTGAACAGGCAAGATGCAGTTGACCGTTTCCAGAATGATGAAAGGTGCAGAGCATTCTTGGGAAATATCATGGCAGCGGGTACGGGGCTGACACTCACAGCAGCTAGCTCCCTGCTTATGATTGAGCAAAGTTGGACGCCAGCAGACAATGCCCAGGCGATTATGCGTATCCACCGTATCGGTCAAAAGGATGCTTGTTTGGCCCGGTTTGTTGCTTTAGCTGGGTCCATTGATGAACGTATTGCTGAGGTCTGCGCTGAGAAGACCAAGGTTCTTAACCAACTAGGGTTTTAAGGAGAAGAAAATGCTAGTCTACGAAGGAAAAAGGTATATCCGTCGAGACGGAACGGTAAGCCCTCCACTTGTTGTTGATCATTACGAAGAATATCTGGTCGACCCAGAAACGAAATGGGAGTTTGAGCGTCCTGAACAGGAATCGGAAGAGGGTAACCTGGTATATCCTGGAGAAGAACATCCTCATGACCTTATGGAAGAGTACAAAGAATGAAAATCCGGGTTATAGTGTACGCCGATCCGATTTACCCGGAACCTGTTGCAATCGCAGTAACAGAATTACACGAGACCGGGTTCAGTATGTCGATTGATCGGTTTTTCCCTAATCCACCGAACACCAATGTTAAGGTTCTAGCGGATCAGATTGTCGAAGTAGAAACGAAGGAGTGACGTTATGAAGTTTACGATTGAATATGATAGCTATGATTACCAAAACCCAGGAGAATTGGAAGCCGCCGCTGATTTTCTGAAACTCTTGGCCCATATTGGCAATGAGAAAGCTGAGATCCGAGACCAAGCACTGCGGAATCTGGCTGAAATTGATCGGGACATCATTGATGCAGACCCTCTGCAAAACTGTGAAAATTCCATGGACATTAAGAAGGAGGTCGAGGAAGAACAGAAAGTCGGTCTTGCTGTTGTTGAAGAGGTTGTCACACCGAAGCGTCGTGGCCGGCCGCCTAAGAGCACCGCTACTGAGGCAACTCCCGTGAAGGTTGACCCCCTAAAGAAGGAGTCCATTGACGATTTCTTTGATGATGTGGTTGAAGAAGATCCTGTTGAAGAGGAGTCTGGCAAGGAAGTTACAAAGGATGACATCCTGTCTCTTTTGAAGCGAATTGCCTCTCTTCCGCAGGGGGATGTGAACCGGGCTTATGCTAATAGTTGGGTGGTAAAGCGCTTGGAGAGCGGCTATGGTGTCCGTGGTACGGCCAACCTGAAGCCAGAGCAGTATGCTAAGTTCTACCAGGAACTGAGCGACGAACTTGAACGGTTGGGGGTGTAATATGGAAGAATGGCCAAGCAACTGGACGGATAGCAGGGCGATCGATTTCGCTCTTCAATGCTACGATGCATACGAGGCGCAGCTATTTTTGGAATTTTTCCGAAAGGCATCTATTGAACAGATTAGAAGTGATTGGCCAGAATGGGTCGACTACGCCAACGGAGTAGACAATGGCCCACGATGAAAGAGCGCATGCCAAGCTATCCCCTTCTGCTGCGAAACGGTGGAGGAATTGTCCGGCATCAATCCGCTTGTCGGAAGGAATGCCAAATGAATCCAGCATTTACGCTGCGGAAGGAACCGCCGCTCATGAGCTTGCTGAACGCTGCCTAGTGAATGGTTATTCAGCTTCGCGCTTCATCGGGGAAACCTTCAACGGTTTCGTCGTTGACTCGGAGATGGCCGAGAATGTACAAACTTATCTGGATTACGCCCGGTCGATCATTCGACCGGGCGACGACTTTGAGGTTGAAGTTCGTTTTGACCTCTCGCATATGATCCCTGGACTTTTTGGGACGTCTGATCTAGTCATTTATAAGCCGTCTACGAAGACGCTATATGTTATCGATTTGAAGTACGGCGTTGTAAATGTAGATGCTATTGATAACGATCAGGCGAAAATCTACTCTATGGGGGCTTACTACAGTAAATGTAACTGGGATATTGAGAAGATCCTTATCTCTATTGTACAGCCTCGCCGTATGTTCGGAGATCCGATCCAGGAATGGGAGGTATCTACTCTCGACCTGATGGTTTGGACTGAGGAAATAGCTAATGACGCAGCTAGAACAGTCGAGAACAGTTCGCCAAATCCTGGAGAGTGGTGTAAATACTGCCCAGCAGCGGGTATTTGCACGGGACTCAGGGAGAAGGTATACGCTATGGCCGGCGCAATCGAACAGGATAAAGGAGGTATTACCTTGGCTAACACTGACTATACGCCAGAACGTTTGGCGGAAATCCTGAAGAGTAAGCCGATTATCGAGGCGTGGTTGAAGTCTGTGGATACGCTCGTTAAGCACGAATTCAAGAACGGTCGACCGCTTCCGGGGTTCAAGGAAGTTTCTTCCCGTCCTGTCCGTAAGTTTTCCGCATCTGAAGATGTAGTCGTTGAAACTGTTACGGTGGGGCTTGGCATCAGCAAGGAAGACCTGTACACTACGCCCGAATTGATTACCCCGGCGGCTTTGGAGAAGGTTGCCAAGGCGTATGGGTTTAAAGGAAAGAAGGCCGAGGAAGCAGTCAATGGGCTTCAATATCTGCTTCCAAGTGGTGATTATGAGCCCTTGATCAGGAAGGAATCTTCTGGTACATCTATCGTTCCTGAAGACGATCCGCGTCCGTCTGTTAGTGACAATGTGGATGATTTATTTGAAGAGATTCGGTGAAAGCCGAATAAACCGCGCGAAAGCGCATAATAGCCAACTGTGATGGAGATATGTGATGGCTGATATTAAGACCCCCCTTGCTCGCGGTGCTTTTGTTCAGGTCTTCGCCCCCAAGGCGATGAAGAATAAGGACGGCACTATGGGTAAGGCTAAGTATAGTATTAATTTTTTGTTCCCGCCGGGTGCGGATCTGGAACCACTCAAGAAAGCTTGCCTTGATGTGGTGACTTCCAAGTTTGGGCCCGATAAAAGCAAGTGGCCTGGTGCCGCACGTAACAAGGATAAGGTTATCCCGTTCAAGGATTGCGCTAATTACGATTACGCAGGCTACGAAGACGGTTGGACTTTTATCACTGCTACGTCGGACAATAAGCCGGATCTGCGGTATGCCAAGCGTGGCGCAGACGGTAAGCTCGTCAAGATTACTGACGAAGCCGACCTGTATAGTGGCTGCTGGGTTCAGGGTATTGTGAACCCTTATTGGCGTAAGGTTCAGGAGAACCCCGGTGTCAGTTTCGGTTTGCAGGCGGTTGTCTTGTTCCGCGAACCTACCGAGGATGAAACCACGTTTGTCGGCGGTCGTACCAATGTTGATGCTGAGTTTGAAGGTATTGACTTTGGTGAGGCTGTTGCAGAAGGCGCTTCCGCCGACGCTCTGTTTGATTGAGGTCAGTCATGAATTGTATTTGCGGATGGGGAGGGCCGGGCCCATGCCTGTGTCCCGAAAATTCTCAAGGCAACGGATTGTGCCCTTATCCTATTCGGTTGGACTACCATACTGGGAATGCGTATACTTATCCAACTAAGGTTGGGTGGAAATGCCCAGAATGTGGTACTGTGAATGCACCTTGGCTCCCGACTTGTGGAGGTTCGCATGACCGAAGTTGGACATAACTCTGCCGGTTCTCAGCTTCTTTCTATCATTGAGCGTGTCGAACGACTTAATGAGGAGAAGACGGCAATCCTTGAGGACATCAAGGAAGTGTTCGCAGAAGCTAAGGGTAACGGGTATGACGTGAAAGTCCTTCGCGCTATCATTCGTGAACGCGCGAAGGATAAGGAAGACTTGGCGGAGTTTTATGCTGTCAAGGAAACTTACGAGGCCGCTATCGGCTGATTTGGTTTACCCCGTCTCTTTGGAGACGGGGTTTTCCTTTAGGAGGGAAGAAAAATGATTGGCGATCATCTTGGCCTTTCTTGGTATGATCTGGAAGAGTTGAAGCTGAAAAAAGAGTTTACTCATGATGAAGTGATGAGGCTTATCAGTGAATGTGAGTATTTAATGTATGAGTATAACAAGGAGAAGAATAATTTACGAAATAAAGAACTAGATGAAGCATGGCAGGAAGGGTATGACGAGGGACTAGAGGACGGTAAGGATCTTATTCTGACGGACGTTATTGTCCTTCTTGAAGATTTTATTCGAGAAGTTAAGAGGCTTTGATGTACAAGCAATGTGTTGCCGACTTTGAGACTCGTTCCGATGTCGAGTTGAAAGGTTCCAACGTATACGTTTACTCCGAGAGTCCAAACGCAGATGTTTGGGCTCTCGGTTACTGCTTTGACGATGAACCCGTGAAGCTCTGGTATCCTTCTCTTGATACCCCCCCGCAGGACCTATTTGACTATGTGGATTCTGGCGGTACCGTAACGTTCCATAATAGCAGCTTCGACCGTATCATTTGGAATACTATCTGCGTAGAGAAATACGGCTTCCCGCCGCTTCCAATTGAACAGGTTCGCTGCTCCATGGTTATGGCGTTGGCGATGAACCTCCCCGCTGGTCTGAATGATGTCGCTAATGCTCTTGGTCTTAACGAGACAAAGGACGAAAAAGGCGGCCGTATCGCTATGCAGTTGGCTAAGCCCCGCTCTAACAAGAACGGGGTAATAGCCTGGTGGGATGAAGAAACAAATGCAGATAAATACGAGCAAGCCCGGACGTATTGCGTTCAGGATGTAGCCCTTACACGGAAAGTCCTTGCACGTCTTCTCCCGTTGCGACCTTCAGAATTGAAAGCGTGGATCTACAATGAACAGGCTAATGATCGGGGAATCTACATTGATGGAGTCACCGCGATCGCGGCCAAGAAATTCGTTGCCGGAATCGCTGACGAGCTTAATTCGGAAATCGTTACCCTGACTAATGGTGCGGTTTCGGCTATTACCAACGTTGGGCAAATCCTTGCATGGTTGAACGAGCAAGGCATCCCTACCAAGAGTATCGCCAAGGATAAACTTGAGGATCTTCTAAGCCAAGAAGCTATCCCAGATAACGTGAAACGGGTTCTCCAACTGCGAAAGGAAGGGGGTAAGTCGTCTATTGCGAAAGTAGACGCCATGCTGAATCGACGTTCTAAGGATGGTCGTGTTCGCGGGTCCATGCAGTTCCACGGCGCTTCAACTGGCCGTATCAGTCATCGCGGATTCCAGCCCGGTAACATGCCGAGAAGTGTTCTGCTAGATAGAGACAACGAGGAATTGGCCTACCAGCAGATGGAGGAGATCATTGGGTATATTCAGGAAAATAACCCTGATATGATCCGAATGATGTACGGTACCCCGCTTTTCGCAGTTTCTGATGTACTTCGGGGTATGATTAAAGCTGAATACGGACACGAGCTATTTGACTTCGACTTTTCCAATATCGAGGGGCGAGCACTTGCATGGGCCGCTGGAGAAGAGTGGAAGTTGAAGGCTTTCCGAGAATATGATGAAGGTATAGGCCCGGATCTATATAAGGTCGCCGCTGCTGGTATTTTTGGAAAGAAAACAGGGGATATTGATAAACTACAGCGACAAGTTGGGAAAACATCGGAACTTGCCTGTGGATACCATGGTGGCCCTTCCGCCTTTGCTCGGATGGGTGCGACACTTGGATTGGACATCGCTAAACAGGGGGAAACTGTTCTAGTTAATATGCCTCAAGAGACCATCCTGAAAGCGGAAGAAGGTTGGCGCATGCGCGGTCCTAAAACGGGTATGGCTAAGGAGGCTTGGATTCCAGCGGAGTGTATTAAACTTCGTTGGCGGCAGGCGCACCCAAGTGTTGTTCAGTTGTGGAGGGATGTCGAAGAAGCGGCCATTAACGCTGTTGCTAGTACCGGGATGATCTTTGAAGCTGGAAAGTTTAAATTCAAGAAGGCGGGGTCTTTTCTGTTCGCTCAGCTTCCGTCTGGCCGTTGCTTGAGTTATCCCTTTCCCCGTCTCCACGAAGTTCTCCGTATTACGAAGACAGAGAATGGTGTTGCTCTAGCCCGTCCTATCAAGAGGTCTGATCTTGATTATTGGGCTAAGCAAGGATGGGAGCCAGATGGAGATTCAAAGCTAGGTCTCGTCTTCCGTTCTGTAGATTCTTTCTCCAAAAAGTGGTGCGAGCAGTTTACATATTCAGGAAAACTTACGGAAAACTGCCTCTCCGCCGACACGGAAGTACTAACCCCGGCCGGGTGGAAAGGGATAACATCTGTCACGACAAAGGATCTCCTTTGGGACGGGGAGCAATGGGTCTCTCACGATGGTTTGATCTATCAAGGGGCTCGGCAGACTATAGACGTTAACGGCGTGCGCATGACGCACGATCATAAGGTTTGGACAGAGAATGGCTGGAAAGAAGCGCGAACGGTGTCTCATGAGGACGCAAAAAAGGCATCATCGCTCCCGCGATCTTACTGGAATGGTTCATGGGTACGCCACGGCTTTGGACTATGCGGGGAGCGATGGCAAGAGCGGATATTGGAACATTCAGTGCGTCTGCGGAACAGTTTTCACTGTAGTGTCATCGGACTTCGCCCGAGGGAACTATCAGAGTTGCGGTTGCAAGACGAAGGCATTGATCGGGAAGGCCAACACCAAACACGGTCATGCGCGGCACGAGTTGTACGGCGTTTGGCGGGGTATGGTAGCGCGGTGCCACACACCCTCGCATCAGGCGTACAAAAACTATGGCGCGCGGGGGATAACTGTGTGCGACGCTTGGAGAACTTTCACCAATTTCTTGGAGGATATGGCCCCCTCATGGAAGAAGGGGCTGACCTTGGAACGTTTGGACAACAACGGGCCCTATTGCAAAGAAAACTGTGCGTGGGAGACGTACACGCATCAGGCAAGGAACACTCGGCAGAACAGGGTGATAGATACCCCTATGGGGCAGTTGCTAGTATGCGAAGCGGCGGAACTCTCCGGTATCGGGGAAACAACACTATTGTACAGAGTGTCCGTGGGGTGGCCCGTGCAGCATCTATTCGAACCCCCAGACAGCGGGAGGCGGAGGGTATGATTGAGGATGTATTCGACCTGCTGAACGCCGGTCCGAATCATCGGTTTACTGTCCGTACGTCTGACGGTGGGTCTATGATCGTCTCGAACTGTATTCAAGCATTTGCACGTGACCTGATGGTAGAAGCGCAAATTCGTTTGGAGGATTCCGGGTATGGTGTTACGTTTACAGTGCATGATGAAATCTGTGCAGAAAGGATGATCGGAGAAGGCAGTTTGGAAGAATATCTGAAAATCGCTTCTATTGTGCCGACTTGGGCCAAAGGGCTTCCGCTATCAGTTGCCGGATGGAAAGGTGAAAGGTTCAGGAAATGACGAAAGACCCTATCTGGATTTCCCGAAAATCCGATAAGAATAGTGCCGATTTTTGGCCTACCCCAGAATGGGTTACGAAGGCGCTACTTGATAATGAAGTATTGGAAGGAAAAGTATGGGAACCTGCTTGTGGAGACGGGGCTATGGCCCGCGTTATATCCGATTTTGGATATGACGTGTACGCCTCCGACAAGGAGGATAGGGGGTACGGAGAAGTAAAAGATTTCTTATCTAGACTAAGAGAATATGCGGATTGCATTGTCACAAACCCCCCGTTCAACTTGGCGGCCGGCTTCGTGATGGAGGCTTTATCCTCCGCAGAATGCAAAGTATGTATGTTGCTTCCTTTGTCTTTCTTGGAAGGAGCAAAACGACATGACCGCCTTTTCTCCATCTATCCTCCTGATAGGGTTTGGGTGTTTAGTGAGAGAGTGACCTTTACCGCTCCAGGGGTTACGAGAAAAGTCTCGGGGACAAGACCAATGGCATGGTTTGTCTGGGATTTTAATTCCCGTACTTCTCCCCAAGTTACCCAGATAAAATGGCTTCGGGGATACAAACCCGTTGACCGTAAACGTAGGAAGGCGCACACTGACAATGTAGATAAACAGGAGGTATGAATGTTCTACGCCATGATGGTAATCGTTTCAGTGTCTACAGGGTCTCCGCTTGTTATGTCTACCATTGTCCCGGCTCAGGAATGCGCTGCTATGGTGGAGCAGACGAAGGAGTCTCATGATACTTCTGTAGTTTGTATTGACCTTCGTCAACTCGGCATGGGCGTCAAGGGGGAAGAATAATGTATAAGAGGCTGCTACTGACGAGGTTTGCACTGATTAATGGAGCATTCGTAGCAGCCTCTCTTTATGCCTATACGACAGGAGCTATTTCCTATGTTTTGGAAGCAGATACGACATATATTTCTCATGGCATTGTCGCTCTTTTTCTGGTCCAGCTATATCTGTCAATGGCCCTCGCGTTCCGCTTGGCATCGTCCCTTGAGGCGCCAGAAAGAACAATATCTGAGTCGCAAGTCAAGGTTCGACTTGGAGTGATTTTCGAGATGTCCGAAGCCCTTGTTATGCTGGGGCTTATCGGTACAGTTGTTGGTTTTATCATGGTTATGGGCTCTATTGATCCTTCCGCTGTTGCGGATGTCAGTAAAATTTCGAGCATGGTTTCAAACATTGGTTCTGGTATGGGTGTTGCCCTACACACTACTCTAGTTGGATCGGTATTTTATCTATGGTCCCGCTGTAACATTCGCCTCCTCGCTGGCGCAGCGGAGAAGGCCGCAGCTAAGGCTAGGAAGGCAAATGGATGATTATGGCGGTAGTGGAAGCTCCACAACTTTTCGGGATATGATCACACTGGCCCTTCTGGGTGTTACGATCATGTTCCTGCTAATTCTCCCCCACATTGCCCCAAAAGTTCCGCCAAATGAGGCTATGAAGCCGGTAGGTGAGGTGACGGTGGAAGCGATATGGGCTAACGATACACCAGTCGACGTTGATCTGTGGTGCAAAGGCCCGGAGGACGTCCAAGCAGTTGGATACTCCGCCAAGAGTGGTCGACAATTCAACTTGCTTCGAGATGATGTCGGTACATATAATGATCCTACCGGAATAAACTATGAGATCCAGGCTTCACGCGGTATCTATGAGGGGGAGTATATCGTTAACCTGCATCTCTACAAAACTGATGCAGAGTTCTTGCCGGTCGAAGTTACTGTAGTTATAACGGTGACAGTGAATAACGTTAGGGATAGACTCTTTCTTGAGCATGTGGTACTTAAGCATGTAGGTGACGAGGAAACAGTAATTCGTTTTCGTCTCGATAAGGATGGAAGATTAATTGCTGGTAGTGAAAATCACATTCCTATTGGACTTAGGGGGAAGCAATGAAAGCAAGTGATCTTATCGTTATCCTTGAGTCAATGATCAACACTGTCGGGGACCATACCGTTTTCTTTGTCACCGATGATGGTCTTCCGCCGTACAGAGTTGCTTATGCTTCTCCCCTTTTCACGGAAAAAGGGGTAGAAGGTATTGAACTTTACCCGGTAGACTGATATGCTCGGCATAGTTTTTCTGATTACATTCTTACTTAGCTACTTCTCATTGTACGTTGTCAGGACCGCTAAGCAACGTTATGCGGTCCTATTTGGGGCGGTTGCCATCTGTGCTACGGCATGGTTGGCAACCGTCCAGGTGAAAGGTACACCGAAATATGTTGAACAAGTAGAAGAGAGCACGGTTATCTCTTTCGTACTTTCTGAAGGCAAAGCGATCTTTTTGTGGCTTGACGTTGGTTCAGATATGCCGTTATATGTCGCCATCCCTTGGAGCCGAGAAAAAGCAGAACAGCTTATCCAGGCCCAAACAGAGGCGGAAGGTAACGGAACGGTTGTAAAGGTTCGTAAGTCGGATCAGACTGAGGTAGAGGAGATGATGTTTTACCCGGCACCTGTTGAGGCTTTGCCGGAAAAGAGTTAGAAGTTTAATATGGTTTCATAGCTCAACTGGATAGAGCAACAGCCTTCTAAGCTGTGGGTTCCTGGTTCGAGTCCAGGTGAAATCGCGCTGTAATAGCTCAGTCCAGAAGAGCGCCGGCTTTGTAACCCGGAGGTCGTAGGAGCGAAGCCTACTTGCAGCACCAAGCGGATGTGGTATAGACAGATGTGCCGTAGCCTTCCAAGCTACAGAGGCCCGAGCATTACGGGTCGTCCGCTCCAGTTTCTTTTGTAGTTTGCGAGTGTGGTGAAATAGTAAACACGAACGGCTTAAACCCGTTTGCCGAAAGGTTTGCCCGTGCAAGTCGGGTCACTCGTACCAGTTGTGGGACGGTAGTTTAACGGTAAAACAGCGAGCTTATACCTCGTATAGCGCCAGATTAGCGCAAGATCCAGATTCGACTTCTGGCCGTCCTACCAACATTTTCATAAGTAGAGGGAGTTATGGAAGAAATTTGGAAAGATATTCCGGGGTATGAAGGTTTATACCAAGCGAGTAATGAGGGCAGAATAAAAAGCCTTCCCAGAGAAGTAGAGATATTCTGTTGGGGAAATCCGACTATACGATCAGTTTCGGGTAGACTTCTAAAATTGCTTAAGAATAACAGAGGGTACCTAACGGTAGGTATACGTTCAAGTGATGAAAATTTAGCGAAGATGCGTACAGTTCATCGACTAGTGGCGAAGGCATTTCTTGGAGTTAATGACACCGACCAAATAGACCACATAGATATGGACAGGACAAATAACAAAATAACTAACTTACGTGTAAGTACCAATTATCAGAATATGGGAAATACAAGCCTATATGCTAACAATACTTCCGGGTATAAAGGCGTATATCTTAAAGGCCGAACAAATAGGTACAGAGCGTACATATGCGTGCACGGGAGTTCCGTATATTTAGGGTGCTTCAATACCTCGGAAGAAGCGGCTCGCGCTTACGATGTTGCAGCAGTAAAGCATTTTGGCGAATTTGCTCGTACAAACAAGATGCTCGGGCTTCTAGATTAATGGCCTCTTAACTCAACAGCAGAGTGCCTGCCCTACACGCAGGAAGTAGCCAGGGCAGCACTGGCAGGGGCCACCAGTTACTCCGTGTAGCTCAGTAGGTAGAGCACGTGCTTTGGGAGCATGAGGTCGGAAGTTCGAGACTTTCCACGGAGACCATTCCACAATCGTCTAATTGGTAGGACAGCGGACTTTGAATCCGTTAATAGAGGTTCGATCCCTTTTTGTGGAACCAAAAATAACCCCGGTAGAAGTTCTACCGGGGTTTTATTTTTGCCATATTCACATAGTCAGGCTTTGCTTTTACACGGTGATCTTATATAATAATGACAGTATAGTGAAGGAAGTTGATCATGGAAGAGTGGAAAAGCATACCCGGTTATGAAGGGAAATATGAGGTTAGCAGTTCTGGTTCAGTTAGGTCTGTGGGGCGCTATATAGACGCACCAAATGGAAGAACACGGTGGCTCCCCCAAAGAATACTCACGGCGAGTGTACAAAAGAAGTGGGGATACTGTATGGTATACCTATATAATGAAGGGAAAGCTAAAGCTCATCTTGTACACAAATTAGTGGCGCTTTTATTTCTAGATATACCTTGGTCTACCGATATAGACCATATAGATAGAGATAAAAGCAACAATGCCTGTAGCAATTTGCGTTCGACAACTCAACAACTCAATAATATGAACCAAGGGCCCCAGAAAAATAACTCTTGTGGACTTAAAGGTGTTCATTGGAGGAGAGATATGGGTGTTTGGCGCGCATCTATTCGAGTTAACAGAAAGCTATACCACCTCGGGCATTTTCAAACAAAAGAAAAAGCGGCGCTCGCGTATAACGAGGCCGCTCTCCATTACTTTGGGGATGTTGCGTGGCTTAATCCCGTTGACGCTTCCATTTTAGAAATTCAACCCCTTCTTCCGCATCCAGAAAACACGTAACAAAGGAGGAGTCTGTCTTAGCTTTCGGATCTATAACGGCTAAGACAGACGAACCTTCCTTCTGGTGCGGGAACCCGTGAACGGTAGCGTATTCGTCAATGTGCTTATACCCCCGAGCCCTAAGAAGCCAATAAACGAATCCACGAGCGCCATTCTCTTCTTGATGGATGGCGCTATCGTGATGGTGTCCACAGGCATAAATATGAGCCTGCTCCCCCATTTTAGCCTCTTTCTGATTCCCGTGGAGCAGGTTCCACTGGGAATTTCCCTTAAAATTGTGGGCAACGTTAACTTTACATTCTTTTTTGTTGGGGAATACAATACGAAACTTCGCTTGCCAATCCTCCATTAGGATAGCGCAACGATTCTGGAGCCGGAAGACTTCTAAACAATTATCGGCAAATTTGTGATTCCCAATAAGGACAGCAAGCCAGTCAATCCCGCAGTCGTTGAGTACCCAGTCTGCCATGCGCCATTCTGTACTTCGACTAACTTCCTGTTCAGCAAGCAAATGGCTAAGCCTGCCACCCCATGCATCTGAAACATCACCAAGATTTACTCCGTATAAGCCATCGGTGTTTTTACACATTTCCGCGTGCTTAAGGAAAAGAGGTATGTTACACCCAGGGGAGCTAATGTGTACGTCCCCAACAAAGAGCACCCCAATAGCCTTATCCTCATTCACCTTAACAGCCTGCCACTCTCTAGCAGCTTTGGAAGCAGCTCTTGCTTCAAATCTCTCGGCCTGTTGGCGAATTACGGCCTCGATCGGGATATCATCCTCCGGGATGACGTCATAAGAGACACTACCCGGCGCTATGGCGCCGGCTTTCCTGACACGGCTTTGGAGAGTAGTTCTTGGGATTCCCAGTTCTCTTGCCGCCGCCCTAATGCCGATCCGTTGAGCTAGCTCGACGCTTTCCGAATAATCAGTCATATTTCTTCCTTTACCAGCCGCAGATTGACACACCGACAGCATTGTGGCTATCAATTGCCTTACGGCTTTCCTCTACATTCCGCATACTATTCGGTATTGGCTTAGCGATCAAACAAAAATCGTTTGTCGTCGATCTGGTGATCGTACATCCGCTAGTCGTGATAGAACTTCCTAACAGAATCAGGAATATCACTAGCAGTTTCAACCTCTCTTCTAGCGGCATTTGCCTTCTCCACATTCGTAAGAGTTCGTTCACGCATTTCAGATTCGGCCTCTTTACGGCCAGCCTTCTTGAAATGCAAAACAAGCTGGAATAGCAAAAAGATGCCAGCGATTGCCATAGTACCGTAAAGGAGGATCTTTTGCCACATATCTCCGAGGAAAAGTTTGATAGCAGAAAGCATCATATACTCCTTTGGATTAAAGCTCGTTTCAACTCGGTCGAGGACCAGTCAGGAATGGAATTGGACGGAACGACTTTTCCTGAATCCCATGCGCAAGCTGTTCCGAATTCATCATTAAATAAGAATATGAAGTACCCCTTAACTGGTTTTTCTTCTTCAAATTCTTTTTGAAGAATTATCGCTTCTTCTATGAATTTAGACCTTTCTGTAGAGTTATTAATGACTCTAACTTCTGCCCCACCATTTTTCATTTTAACTGATTTTATCTTCGGGATAGATTTCTTATTCACTTCGCTCTCCTATTCTGGATAAAGGTCCAAAGTCCGACACCGATACCAACTACGATAACTGCGGCTAAGGCGTACTGCACAGGACCTTCCCCGACGAATAGAGACCCGAGGGAGCCAACAATACCAGCACCCCAAGAAATGGTTTCCTTAGAGATAGTTGGGGAAGTATCTGGTTTTACCGGAACGTTCCCAGAAGAAACGAATTCTCCCGTAGCCCAAAGCCCCGCTTCCGCCGCGCGCCTATTAGAAAGACCAGGCACAACCACTTTTTTTCCATTAACCGTGCTTTTATTCCACCGAGCTAATTCAGAAGGTACAGAAGCATAGTCGCCTTTGTTTAGTTTCTTTAGTAGGGTAGAGCTACGGAACGCAGAGACCCCGATATTGAAAGCAAACGATACAAGTGCTCCAAACTGGTTGTCTGTAAGGTCAACCTTCACGGCCTTATCAACACCGTCCTCGAAGCGTTGCAAATCTGTAAGGAGGATTTGGACTCCCTGCTCCTGAGTAATCTTCTCGCCCGGTTTTACGTCCGGCCCTGTATGGCCATACCCGATCGTAAGTGTTCCAAGAACCTGATCGTTAGAATCCAGAACTTCGTTTCCTGTAGCATCGTCATAGGCGCGTGGTCGAAATCCTTCCCACTGCTTGATTTTTTCTAGTACGAATGGTGATATTTTACGCATTCTATTCTCCTGGATCCCGCTCGACCATCACCGCCACCAGCGCGTCGTAGCGGCTCTGGCCTTCCGCCGGTTCGGCCGTCACGGTGTAATGCCGCAGGGGCGGCTGGCACGAAATCGCTTCGGCTTCGTCGCCATAGACCATGACCGTGCCGCTCCCGGC